TTGCGTAACAAATAACTAAATACTAAACTGATGCTACGGCACCATTAAGGCTCACTATTACGGCAGACTTTAGGCACAAAATAACGCATCGCTACTATTTGAAAGCGAATTTAGAGTATGGCTGTGGATATTGAAAAGAAAAGCCTTGAGGCGCACGTGGAACTTTGCGCTGAAAGGTATGATCAATTGGACAAAAGATTGGAAGGGTTGGAATCACGAATGGAGAAAATCGAAGGTCATGTCGTTGACATCAAAGAAGCCATCGAAAAATCCAACAACGGCCAAAACAAACAATTGATAGCCATTGGCACCACCATCATTGGTGTGTTGATCACTGCCATTGTTGCCTTGGTTATACATCTAGCACAAAAATGAAAATAGTAGAAATTGCCGGCGGCAAACTACAGCTTCCGATCACAAACGAAGAAGCAGAAGTGCTGGAAAAATTCAAAACAGACCCTATTGAACGCCGTGAACTCACTGAGCGTGAAATATACATAGCCAATCAACTAGTCAACAAAGACGTACTACTTCGAAAAAATCAAGATGGCAAAATCTCGTACAGCAAAAAAATCAAAGATTAAAGACCAAGCAGAAAACCAAGTCAAAGCAGAGACAGTGAATGCTCTGACAGATCTGGTTAGTGCTTATGTTAAATCCTGGGCACGTACTGAAGCCCAACGTATCGTACAAACAGACCCGGTGCCGGTAATCATGCCCATAAAAAATGGGTACCAAGTTGGAAAGCATCAAGTGATCAAAGAGCCTAACGCAGTATGGGCCCTGTACAACAACTACAAAGAGTCCTTGGAGAAATTCATAGATGTTCGTAGTGCTGTGGCCTATAGCATTTTATATCAACTCAAGCGTTTTACACCTGCAGATACTGTGTTATCAGCTGATAAAAGGCTAAGTAAGTTAGAGGCTGATTTTCAGCACTACAGTAGATGTATGCAAGCGGCGGGCAAGCGCCGAGATTATGCTACCATAGATATACTGGCGGCTAGGTATTATGATGCACAATTTCTACTACCCCAAGCCCGAACAGAATTAGAAAAAACTTTAAGAATGAATAAATACTTAAAAGTTTGGGAAACTGGAAACCACTATGAAACTAAATGATTTAGGCTACAAGCCAACACCAAAGAAAATAAACAAAGTCACAGAAAGTCGTTTTGGCTTCAAGATTGACTTTGACAATATGACCTTTAAAAAGGCTTATAGTCTAGCTACTGGTATTACAGAAGGACTAGATACAATCAAGCGCACACATGGTATTCATGTTGCTGAGAAGAATCCTCAGTATATGGAACTGTTAATGGTGCGTGAAGGCATTCACAGTTGGATGGCTGAAAACAAGCGCCACTTCATCATTGAAAGTGAAATGGCCAAGTCAGAAGCAATTCTTGCGGCCAAGAGCATGGTTGACGAAATCCAAGACATGTTGGAAAAAATCAGCAAGATGCAAAACGAACAAATGCCTGCCCTATTAGATACAATCCGTGACCAGATCAGTTCCGAGAAAGCCGACGGCTTCAAGAACGCAGTCAGCCCAATCCTACAAGATCTAGCACAGACACTACAACAAGGTCGCGAGTCAGCCGACGGTGCCGCTCGTGTATTGGCCGGGGAACAAGAAGCTGGTATGGACATGGGTATGGGTGGCGGTATGCCCGGTGCACCTGAGGGTGGACTGCCGGGAGCAGAAGCCATGCCTGGTGAACCTGCTCCTGAAGGTGATGCATTCGCGGCCACCGACGCGGCCGCAGGTGGCGAAGCTGAACTAGGCAGAGAGCGCAGATAATGCGCCTAAATGAATTTGTTTATGATGAGGACATCATCGAAGACGAGGCAGATGCCCGCGGAGACATGGACCTCATTACCACTTTGGAATTTTTAAGAAACCAAAGTGCAGGTAAACATCTGGTGCCACGTGTTCGTGTTGACAGCCTGATCAACATGATCAACATGCACAGCGACAGTGAAACTTTCAGCAACTCCAGTTTGATGAACGCATTCAAAACCAATGATGTGGTCAAAAATTTAATTGCTGACATCAAAGATGACGAAAGCACAGGTATCAAATACGTATACCTAAAACCCACAGATCAAGACGACCCAGATCAGATGGATGGATCCACTGGCGATGCCGAAGCAGTCAAATCCGAACCAGAAAAAGTCGTGTCCAGTATGGCTAACAAAGCCATTGCAAATCGTAGTTAATTCCTATATAATGTAAATAACTGTGTAAGACAGTAAACATTTCTGCCCTCTGTGGCGTTGTATATGTACAGTCTTAAAGGAGATAGTTATGAAAAGAATTCTAGCGTTAATGTTAGTATTGGCCAGCGTATCAGTAATGGCACAACCAGGTTTTAGATATCATCATCATGGGTACTATCCAGGATATAATTACGGTTGGGTCGCTCCCACTATTATCGGTGGTGTAATTGGATATGAAATTGCACGTAACCAGCCCCCGGTGATTGTGCAACAGCAACCGGTAATTGTGCAATCAGCACCAGTGCCTCCGGCCACGGTGTATTACGGACAGACTCAGACCTGCACAGTCTGGACCGAAGTGCAACAAGCCGATGGCACTATCACAAGAACAAGGACCTGCTCACAATGAAAATACGCAAACTGAGAAAAAAAATGTATCGAGCTATCTTTGCACACAACACCATCAAAGAGAAAAAAGTTTGGTTTAAGATTCTTAAAAAGTCCACCAAACACAAACATACGGAAGATGTACAATAATGGCCTATTCAAGCAAAGTTGTTGACCACTACGAAAACCCACGCAATGTGGGCAAATTTGATGCCAGCGACACCGATGTAGGTACTGGTATGGTGGGTGCGCCGGCCTGCGGTGACGTGATGAAGTTACAGATAAAAGTAGATGAGCATGGCATCATCAGTGATGCTCGGTTTAAAACATACGGGTGCGGATCAGCTATTGCATCAAGTTCACTTATTACAGAGCTGGTTAAAGGCATGACACTTGATCAGGCATCCAGTATCAAAAACAGCGACATTGCCGAAGAGCTTGCTCTTCCCCCAGTCAAAATACACTGCTCCATCCTGGCCGAAGACGCCATCAAGGCCGCGGTAGCCGACTATCGCAAAAAGCATGATATCGTTCAGTGATACAGCTCGGAACAAAATACAAAAACTAGTCACAGCCAAAGGCTATGCTGGTATTCGACTAGGCGTAAAAACTACAGGTTGCTCGGGGCTTGCTTATGTGTTGGAGTATGTTAAAGAGTATACACCCGAGCCTTATGTTACAAACTATGCACAGAATGATTTTGTGGTGTTAGTCAATCACAAAGATGATGTGTACCTTAAAAACATGACAGTAGACTATGTACGCCAAGGCCTTAACGAAGGCTTTGAATTTAGCAACCCCAATGAACGTGACCGCTGTGGTTGCGGAGAAAGTTTCAGAGTTTAAATGATTATCAAAAAATATGATTACACGCCAATTAGCAGAACAACCATAGATGGCAAGCGGCACTATTGTTTACCTGACGGCACAGCCGTACCTAGCGTTACAACTATCTTAGATCGAACAAAAAGCGAAGAATCACGTCAGGCCTTGCAGAACTGGCGCAATGCCATCGGTCACGAGCGGGCACAGGCTATCACCACCGAAGCCGCCAATCGTGGCACTAGAATGCACAGCTATCTAGAGTCCTACATACTGAGCAATGACATGAAACCCCTGCCTACTAATCCTTATGCACACCCCAGCTGGTTCATGGCGGCTGAGGTCATAATGAAAGGGCTGTCCAATGTAGATGAATTTTGGGGCAGTGAGGTTCCTGTGTACTACTCGGGACTGTATGCAGGCACCACAGACTGTGTTGGTGTGCATCAGGGTCAACCGGCCATCATTGACTTCAAACAAAGCAACAAGTCCAAGAAGCGTGAATACATAGATGACTATTTTGTACAACTGGCGGCCTATGCACAGGCACACAATGCCACACATGGCACCACCATTAACAAAGGCGTAATTATGATGGCTGTTCAGCCTAAATTACAGCCAGATCAGACATATTCCACGCCAGAATACTTGGAATTTGTCATTGAAGGCAACGAGTTTGCACACTGGACCGCGGAGTGGACCAAGAGGGTAGAGCAGTATTACCGAACAAACTAAATACTCTATATATTGAGGATTTAGAAGATGGCCGTAATACAAATTAGCCGCATACAACACAGACGCGGTTTACAAGCAGATTTGCCCAATCTAGCCAGTGCCGAGCTGGGATGGAGCGTTGACACACGTAAACT